GAACTTATTTGAACGGTTCTATTTTAGAGTTTATATTAGATGCAAATGGTAAGTATGTATGCAATATTGCAGTAATTGAAGACTTGGATTTTATTGATATTAAAGACAAACTTATTGCATTACCACAGATAGATTACAAACCAATTTTAGAAGAAGATGCCTCATAGATTTTTAGATATATTCGTTTCAGTATTGGGCTTCATAGCCTTACTTGAAAAACATAATTTTTTATTCGCTTCCATAGCTTCGATTTGTACGATTATCTATTGGATATTTCGTTTTTGTAATTGGATTATAAAAATGATAACCGATAAGTCTATTGATGACTTTGAAAAGGGATTGAAAAAATGATTGAGTTCGACTACATGATATTGGGTATTTTATTCGCACTTATTGCAGGCTATTGCCGAGCTTTATTTGAGTGTATTATTTTGTTCGATTCTTTATTTGAAAAACATGGATATTCGGAGTGGTGGAGTTATGCGAGATTCACTCGAAATAAAATTGGCTATTGGGAGAACACATTTCCTAATGATGGTGGTCATCGAATCAAGATAATTGAGTTCATTTTTGATGCCTTAGCTTGCGTGTGTTTGAGTTATTCTTATGATGAGATACTACATAGCTTTATCTCAACAATGATGGCAGTAATCGTAACTTATTTCTTTATTAAATCATTTGGATTTGAACAAACCTTTAAGGAATTGAGATGAAGAAAATATCACTTAGAAACTACTTTGAGCCTACACCTAAGAATGTCAAAAGATGGCTATTAGCTATTAAATCAATATTAGCGACCATCTCGGTTTCTGCTTATGTTAATGGGAGTGAAAAGGTAGCATTTTGGATATTAGTAGGCGGTGCTTGTATTGATGAACTAACTAACTTAATAAGCAATGAAAACGGGAATTAGAGGATTAGGATTAATCAAAAAATTTGAAGGGTGCAAACTAACTGCATATACTTGTCCTGCGGGATTAGTCACAATAGGTTATGGAAACACCTTTTATAAAAATGGTTCTAAAATAAAGTTAGGCGATAAGATAACACAACAGCAAGCGGAAGAATTATTGATGGATTTGCTTCCACAATACGAAGCGATAGTAAACAAGAATATAAAGATAGATTTAACCCAATACCAATTTGATGCCTTAGTTTCTTTTGCATGGAATTGCGGAAAGTCTGAAACCTTATTTAGATTAGTTAATAGCAAGTCTAAGGACTTAAAACAATGGTGGGAAACACACTATACAACGGGAGGCGGTAAGGTATTACAAGGCTTAGTAAATCGCAGAAAAGCAGAAGCACAATTATTCCACTTATAAATGGCAGGTCAACCAACTATTAAATCAGATATTGCAAAAGAGTATTTATTAAAGTTCCCTAACACTGCGAATATGACTTTAGCAAAAAAGATTTATGCTGAAAACAAAAGTGTTTACAAAGACCTCGAACAAGTTAGGAATCACATAAGAATTTTAAAAGGTGTTTATGGTGTTAAAAACAAACAAGAAACTCATGTTGAATTTCGCAAACAATTTGAAGCACTAAAAAAAGAACTACCAAAGGGAGAAAGCGAAAGAATACAACCGTACACACTACCAAAAGCAAGCAAAAAGATTTTAATTATAAGTGACCTTCATATTCCTTACCACAATGATGATGCAGTCTTCGCAGCATTAGAATATGGATTAGAGCAACAAGTAGATACTATTATAATCAATGGAGATTTAATTGATTTTGCGACCATCTCTCGACATGAAAAGGACATGAGAAAGAGGTCGGTTAAATACGAAATGGATTGCACAAGGGTATTCTTAAAAGGTTTGAGAGGTATGTTCCCAAAAGCATTAATAGTATGGAGTTATGGCAACCATGATTTGAGATATGACAAGTACATCATGCAGAAAGCACCCGAGATATATGACATTGAATTAATACAACTGCATGAACTTTTAAAACTTAGAGATTTAAACATTATCAAAGTAGATTCAACTCAATATATCTATGCAGGAAAGTTAGCAATATTTCATGGTCACGAAACTGGATTAACAAGTGGCGGTGTAAATCCTGCGAGGTCATTAAGATTGAAGTTAAATAAAAGTGCAGTAACATCGCATTTTCATAGAGAAACAAAAGACATGGGTAAAAACTTAGATGAACACCCTTATTCATGTTTCTCAATCGGCTGCCTTTGTGATTTATTTCCGACCTATCTGCCCGTTAATATGTGGACTCATGGCTTCGGATATTTAGAGTTAAGTCAAAATGGGGATTATAAATTTTATCAAAAATCAATAATAGAAGGAAAAATTTTTTAGGTTTAAAAGTTTAGTATATTTGCACCAGTAGTTTTTTGTAGATTTCGTTTCATTAATTTGGTTAAGAGCCTCGAGTAAATCGGGGCTTTTTTTATTATATTTGCTGCATGAAAAAAATAATAACAATACTTTGCTTCACTTACTTATTATCGGGCTGCTTATACACAAAGAAAAGAGCAATAGAGAAATTCTGCATAACAGATAGTATTCCTTATTCAGTTTTAGTACACGATACAATTATAGTTAAGTCAATCAAAGTAGATACATTCTTTAACTCAAGTATTGATTCATTCACGATTATTAAAGACCGCTTAGAAATTCGTTATAAGAAAGTAGGCGAAAAGATATATATACAAGGCGAATGCAAATCAGATACTATCTATAAAACAAAATTAGTTGAGGTGCAAGTGCCAACAAAGGTTAAGAAATTAGAATGGTGGGAGACCTTATACATAAAAGCAAGGGATTGGTTCGCAGTCATTGGCTTTTTAGCTATGTTCTTAGGATTCTACCTTATTATGCCACATAAAAAGAGTGAGTAGTTCGGGATTTCCGAACAGCTGGATAGCCTCAAAAGTTACATTTTGGGGCTTTTTTTACGTTTATGCTAAAAAATATTAGCTTGATTTATAGTAAGTTATGATTTATTTTTAATCATTATTTTGTAATGTCGTACAATACTCCGACATTTGAACTCAGATAAACGAAACAAAATTATGAAAGCAAGAAAATTTGAAAACGTAGAACTTAATCAAACAGTAACTTTTGAAGATAACGGAATGATTGAAACAGGAGTTGTTTGTAATGTTGAAGACAACAAATTTACATTAAGAGTATGGAGAAATTGGGATAATTGTGGTATAATTACTTTTAATGAAACAAAATTAAACTTCTTTAAAACAGGGACAAAAACACATTCACACCATACAAATGGTAATGCAATAAAAATAACAGGAACTATTTAAAATCAAAAGGGGAGCAGCATCCAACCAACTGCATTAATAATGACAAGAACAGAAATGACAAAGAAGAACCGAGACCAGTTAGCGACCGACTACAACTTACGAATTAAGTTAAGTTTAGATTTAGGCTGCAATGAGCGAACTATTCAAAGGTGGGCAGTAAACAATTCACCCAAATTGACAACAGATAGTTTCCTAAGCTATTTTAAAAAACACGCTAATTACACCGAACCATTAACACAAGAAATCAAATTAACTCAATTAATCGAACACTAAAAAATGGAAAAACTACTAAGACGAATCATGTATGGCGAACAAGTAACGACCATGCAGAACAAATCAAAATCAAACACTATCCTTGCACGTTACGAGCGTGTGCAGAGGCTGCGAAACATTGCAATAGATGATAACACCTTTTGCAAAGTTTATCAAGCTAACAGGCTTTTAAAAGAACTCACAATCAAATTAAATCAAATCAACTCATACCAAATACTAAACTTAAACTAAAATGAAAGTAACAAACCAAAATCATAAATTAGCCTTTCAACCAAAAGCAATTACAATTCTTATTGAAACTGAAGAGGAATATCAAAACATTCTAAACCTAACACTATGTAATGTAAGTATTCCAGATGCTGTTAAGAACTTTGCAAAAGAAACAAATAAAACTATTATTGAGAATTTATTAGATTCAATTCACAATTCACTTATTAAACCATAATCAAATGACAACACCACACCAAACTACTAAAGAATGCCTTATCCGCAACTTTCAAGAATTAAATGAAGATGATGAAGTCTTTACAACTCCAAACTATCAAGCGCAATTAGGAATAGCATTAGCGATGCTTAACACACTAAATGAAGTTGAGACAGCACGCAAGATGTTTAGCGACATCTACGATAGTATGCTAATGAAAAGACCTAATCATCTCGAATGGTTTATCCGATACATTAAAACAACTAACTTTGAATTAAAACTTGACAAGTCAGATTTTGACAAATTGTTAGCAGCAATAGATATTAGCCGAAATTATGGATTTGATGTTGAATATGCAGTAAGTACATTGCACGATACATTAGGACACATAATTGAGGTTCAATACACACCAAAGCAATCTTTTTTTGTATTCAATTCAATATTGAACTACGACCAAGTGTTGACCGCAATAAGCGAGTACAAAGATACTGCATTAATTGACACCTGCGATTTCGGAATACCTGAACATAAAGAAATCCCAGTGATGTATGACTTAAACGATATGAGCCTTGAAGACATTTGCGAAGCATATCTTAACATGGGTGGACAGCCTTTAATTATAGAACCATAACCATGCCAAGAACACGACACATCACAACACTAGAGCAGACCTCAATAGGTGCTAATGGTTTCAGATTACAATATCTTTACGAAAAGAAACTTTTTGAAGTATGCCACAGCCACCATAACGGCAGGGCTGATGTAATTGATAGAACTTTATTTGTAAATGAAAAAGATGCAAGAAAGTATTTAGAAACACTAATGGCAGAAACCCAAGAGCGAATAAACGAATTTAAAGTTAACGAATCATTCCCACTAATCACTAAAATAATATGAGAGAAATAAGCATAGAATACCGAGAACTTCAGAGGCAAAGAAACAGATTATTAGAGTGCCAAAGAAACCACACCGCAGCATTGAATAGACGTTATTTGTATGAAACTGATGAAGCCTACAAAGAATGCACCGCAGCACTAAATGAATGGGATAAACAAACCGAATTAGTCGCTAAATTGCAGATTGAATACACAAGTTTAACTAACAAAGGAGATTTAAGTTATGAGTAGAGAAAAACCAAGTCATAAAAGAATAGATTACAAGTCCGGTAAGACTGAAAGTGTAGTTATGGAAAGAGACCTGCATAATGCCCAGTACAGAATCATACTTTATAAAAAGGGCGGTGTAGGAATAGTCCAGTATCGTTCATCAACGAAAGAAGCAACCGAATTATTTAACGAATTACTAAAAGAACTAAAATGATTGAAACTACTTTTGATACTAAATTATATGGCACTTGCTGCAACTATGCTTATTATTGTTTAAAGAAACTAAACATAAAACAATATAAATCTCAAGATGTTGTCAATGAATTTTATTTTAATAATGATGTAAATAACGATAATTATAAGAATTTAATTTACTCAACTATTCGAAAATTATCATTAAAACCTCTTCCTAGATATGAAACTGAATTTACACCTAAAATAAATCATGTAAAAGAAACTTTAGCGCAATGTATAAAATGCAATGAAGTGAAACCTTTGGATATGTTTTATAAATTTAGATTAAATCCTTCCAAAAAATGCAAGCAATGTATATGTATTGAAAATAATCGTGATTATAAAATAAAATCATTTCACAGACTATTGAGAAAAAATAGCAATGAAATTGATAAACTCGATGAAATAATAAATTTGTGTAACCAAAAAAAACAAGAAATATTAAAAAATGAACTACCAATTACTCAATGATTTAACCACTAATTTAAGACAAATTTTAAATTTGATTAGGGATTACAAAGAACAGATTATATACTTGCAGGAAAAATGGAGTCAAGTGCAAGATACACAAAGTAGTAGATTGTTCTTAACTCAAATCACAAACTGCGAAGCCCAAATCAAGCACAATGAAACCCAATACAAACAAACAATTAAACAAATTAATGAACTACTACAATGAAAACACAAGAACAACTTAAACAAGAATTATCAGCACCTCTACCAAGTGAGGCAGTAAGTCAACATCCAACTAAAACCTATTTAAGCAGTATTAAGGCAATCTATGTAACCGAAAGGCTCAATGATGTATTCGGTATTGGAGCATGGACTACCAAAGTCGAAAAGATAGCCGATGGAGACAAAGGAATGGTAGTAGTTAAATTAACTTTTGAAGTGCCGCAATACAAAATCTATTACGAATGTTTTGGTGGCAATGACAACGGAGGTTATGATAGCAAAAACTTTGATTTAGGCGATGCTTACAAAGGTGCTACAACTGATGCAATAACTAAAGTATGTTCATTCTTAGGAATTGCTATTGATGTATTTAAAGGAAACAAAAACCCAACTCCAAAAATTTATCCTGACAATGATTTACCTTGGATAAACGATAAGCAAGTCGCTGACTTAGTACAACGCATTAAAGGTGGAGAGCAAGGTCTAATCGAAAAAGCTAAAAAATCATTCAAAATAAGTAAAGCAAATTTAGAAAAACTAACAACTGCATAAAATGGAAACTACAATTAACACATTATCAATTTTACCATCTACTAAAGATGAGATCCAAAATTTTAGTATTAAAATTATTTCAGAATTAGAAAATGGAATGATTAAACCACTTGACTTATTGAAGCAAATTAAATGCTTTGAAAAAGTAATCGAACAAACAAAAGATACTCTTTCAAAAATGGCAAGGGAAGAGGCTGAAAAGTATGGAGCAAAGAGTTTTGAATACAAAGGAATCAAGATTGAACTTGCAGAAGTTGGCACAAAGTACGATTATAGCCAATGTAATGACTTTGTGTTAGCCAAAGTAAGCGAAGAGTTATCAAAGCTAAATGAATCAAAAAAACAGCGTGAAACATTCTTAAAATCATTAAAAGACCCTATTAGTTTAGTGGATGAAGAAAGTGGCGATATTATCCAGGTATTACCACCAATTAAATCAAGTACATCAAGTTTAAAAGTTACTATCTAATGGCATCAATAGTCAAATTAACTCTTGCAGCCTGTTTAGAAAGCTACCGACCACGCAAGGATAAATCATTCACATTAACATTCTCAACATCTGAATTACGAGAATATGAAATTATCACTATCAATCAATTAATGAGTAAAATAGGAGCATTACATTTTACTGAAAGCGATAAAATTGAAGATGAAGACTTGGCTAAAATGGATGTAATTGACAAGGAAATCAACAATAAAAGTCAAAGTACAAGATTGAGAAACACCCTTTATATTTTACATCAACAAAATGGTGGCAATTCATCAACATTCAAGGAATTTTACACGAATGAAACTGAAAAGATTATCAATCATTACAAGTCTAAATTAGGTTAATGGCTAAGTGCAAATTTTGCAAAAAAGAATTTACTCAATTCAATAGTACAATTAGTGTCTGCGGATATCAATGTGCTATTGAATGGGGTAAGTTGAAGCCTGCAAAAGTCAATTATAAAAGAGTTAATTCGCAGCTAAAAAGTGAAGCAAAAGAGAAACTAGAAACGTATTCACAAAAGGTAAATAAGGCAAAAGTAATATTTCAAAAATGGATAAGAGAAAGGGATAAGAACGAACCTTGCATATCATGTGGAACAACTAAAGCGAGTATGTGGCACGCTTCACATTTCAAGAAAGCAGAAACATTTAGCGGAGTTATATTCCATGAGTTTAACGTGTGGAGATCATGCAGTAAATGCAATATTTTTTTAAATGGAAACGAGTTAAGCTATCGTGAAAACTTAGTAAAGAAAATCGGAGTTGAGCAAGTTGAAGCACTGGAGCAGTTAGCGAATGAAACACGCACAAAGAAATGGACAATAGAAGAATTAAACACAATTAAAACCAAATACAAAATAAAATGATTTACAGAGACCACTTTCAAAACTACAAAAGTTATGCAATACCAAAAGCGCAATTAATTATTGCAGATATTCCTTATAATTTAGGGAACAATGCTTATGCCTCAAATCCTGCTTGGTATAAAGACGGAGACAATGCCAATGGAGAAAGCGCATTAGCAGGTAAAAGTTTTTTTGATACTGATGAGGATTTTAGACCTGCCGAGTTTATGCACTTTTGCAGCACTATGTTAAGGAATGAACCTAAAAAAGAAAAGGTAGAAGGCGAATCAAGACAAAAAAGCGAAGCACCATGTATGATTATATTTTGTGCATTTGACCAACAAATGTATTTAATTGAATTAGCTAAAAGATATGGATTAAATAATTACATTAATTTAGTATTTCGTAAAAACTTTTCAGCACAAGTTCTAAAAGCTAATATGAAGATAGTCGGGAACTGCGAATATGGTTTAGTTCTTTATCGTGATAGGCTTCCAAAGTTTAGAAACAATGGTAAAATGATTTTTAATTGCATTGATTGGCCACGAGATAATGACAGCGAAAAAATACATCCAACACAAAAGCCAGTAGAATTATTAAAAACTTTAATTTCAATTTTTACTGATGAAGGCGATGTAGTTATTGACCCATGCGCAGGTAGTGGAAGCACTTTAATAGCAGCAGAAAGAATGAATAGAAAAGGTTATGGATTTGAGATTAAAAAAGAATTTCATGCAAAGGCTAATGAATGGTTATTAGAAGAAAAAAAATCAAAACTTGATATTAAAAATTATGGTTTTGACAAATCAAAAATGGAAAAAACCTCATTAACATTATGGAGCTAAAAATAAAAAACCAAATACAAAATAAAATGAAAACAATAACAATAGAATACAATGGATTACAGACCTCAATCAAATGGACTGATGAAATTACACCACTTGAAGCATTAGGACTGCTTAGGTATCATGAAAAGAATCTATTTGCAGGCTTATTAAAGCACAACGAAGAAAAAAATGAGAAAAAAGAACCCGAACAACAAGTCTTTATAAAAGATATGGATTTGTCGGTACGAACTAAGAATTGCTTACTTGATAATAAAATCTACACCTTAAAAGACTTAGAACAATTAAGTGACAGAGACCTTTTGAGAATCCGAAATTTCGGAAACAAATGTCTAAGTGAATTACAATACATTATAAAAAATACAAACCAATAAACACATGAAAAAACCAAAAACACAAACCGAAGCTATTATCTGTTATTTAATAGCAGGCAACAAAATCACATCAATTCAAGCGACACAAAAGCAATTTGGCTACTGCACCAAGTTACCGCAGCGAATAGCTGACATCATTGCACTGGGATTTAGCATCAAAAAAGAACGAGTTACTAAGTTGTCAATTTTTGGCAACAGCTGTTCCTTCATTGAGTATTCTTTGGACTTCAAGAAGACATCTAAAAAGCTAATCAATAGTTACCAATGATAGTCAAGATAATTATAACAATCACAGTATGGGAATTATTTGTGAAGAAGTATCTCTTAAAATTATTCTATTATTTCATTAAGTAGTAGTTATATTTGTAAAAGAAAATTGGAGCAACAAGACTGAAACCTTGCCGATTTATGACATCTTAAACACGACATTTTTAAATAGCCTGTTTATGAGTATTTGGAAGCCTAATTGATGGGGCTTGTTTCAGCCAAAGAAAATAAGCAGGCTTTTTTATTTTAAAGCGTAATTGGTGCTTAACTAATTAATAACTTATGGCAGTAGAAATAATATTTAAAAGTTTTGAAACTTCTAGCGAATTAACTATAAAAGTAGAAAACAATTTAATTCTAATTGAAGCTCAAAGTATGAGCAATTTTAATCCACCTATTGAATTAATATTTAATAAGTATGATGCAGTAAAATTATCTAAGGAGTTACGTAGACAAATTTCAATGTTGGAGGTTTAAATTATGGCTGAAAACAAAAAATCATTTATTCTTTATTGCGACCAAAAAAGTGTTATTGATATGCTACCTGATGAGATTGCAGGAAAGTTATTTAAACACATTTACGCATACGTTAATGATGAGAACCCAACATCTGATGACCTACTTATCAATTTAGTTTTTGAGCCTATTAAATTGCAGCTAAAACGTGATTTATTAAAATGGGAAGGCAGCGCAGAAACTAAATCTATAAATGGTAGATTAGGCAATTTAAAAAGGTGGAATGAAGATTTACATTCAAAAGTTATTAAAAATGAAATTACACTTGAAGATGCTGAAATAATCGCAAAACATCGCAAAACATCGCAGGGCGATAATTTACAATCGCCACCTATCGCAAACATCGCTGTAAATGTAAATGATAATGTAAATGTAACTGTAACTGATAATGTAAAAGTAAATGATATAGAACAACGCAAATTAAAATTTGCTTCAACATTAGAAATATTTTTACCTCAATATGGTCGTGAAACTTTAAATAAATTTTATGGCTATTGGACAGAACCAAATAAATCAAATACAAAGTTTAGGCAGGAATTAGAAAAGACTTGGGACTTAAATAGAAGATTAGAAAGGTGGGTAAGTAATAATTATAACAAAGGACAAAATTTGTCAAATGGTCAACCGAGCAAAATGGAATCAATGGTTAATTCAGCAAAAGAGGCACTTAATATGATACACGATGAAAATACTTAACGGATTGCAGATAAGCGAAGGCACAAATAGCGTTGGCATTGTGCGGTGGAATTTGAGCTTTTGCTTATGTGCTGTTATAGCCAGTACTTTTACAAATTTAAAAATTGGATTATGAGAAAATATAAAATAGAATTATCAGAGGAACAAATGCGTTTAGTTTCTTTTTGTCTTGAAGATTTGTCAAGATTTGCAAGTGGTCAATGGGAAATGAGATATACCATTGAAGAAATGTTGCGTGGTTTACCGTTTGATGAACAAATGAAAAGGCGTGATGAAGTTGAAGGTCTTTTAAAACAAGTGAAAAGAATATTATTGCCTGATTTACCTGACAATGCAAGTAAAGGTTATAATGGGTCTGAATTTATTGGCAATACTTATCAGATTTACAGAACTATTTTACATCAACTTGCAATAGATAATAATTGGAATAATGTTTATTCTTCATCATCGTTACCAAGTGGCACTTTAGGAACAATAAAAGTCGAAGCGATAGATGGTCTTTAGTATTGGCTATAACGTTTCCGCAGCTTGCTGATGTTTTGGCTTCACGAAATTATGAATAGAAAGATGAAATACAAACCACCAACGTAATTGTCCCAAAGGGACAGCCAAAATAGCAGCAAGGTGCTGTTATAGGGTGGCTTTCTTATTCTCTATTGTCGAGAGGGTAAATTGACAAAGGAGATGCTCCACTGCCTGTCTGTGCGGGGCAAAATTGTAAATTATTTTTTTGTGTCATGGAGAAAGAAAATAAATTCAAAATTGTTATTGTATTATTAATGTTTATTTGTTTTATTTTGTTTTTAGCTCTTGTTACTCTTAGTCGTCAACAAACTGAAAATAGCTATAATAAATCCGAGTACAATTGTAAAAAAACACAAATGAAAAAAGTTTCTGAAAGTAAATCTAAAATAAAGACATATTGTCGAAAGTATTGCAATTGTAGAAACTGAAACCATAGTTGATGTAAAATGGACTTGGTCAGTATAGTCTTTATTGATTGTTTTAGGTGACGATAAACTTCCGATAACAATTATAGATGTAGTTGCATAATACCAACAAATAGACATACAAAAAGCAGAAACTATTGGTATGTATAGTGGGGCTGTATTAAATAAATTGTTATTAAGAAAATACATGTCAATATAAAATAAAGGTGCTGTTAAACCAATGTTAACTAACATGTATTTTAGTACAAAATGTAGGTCTTTAATTTCACTTAGTATGCTCATAATATTTGTATTTTATAGCGTTGGCAAAAAAAATAATTTACAATGTGTCGTGGTGCTGCTTTGGGCTAAAAAGCTATCCTATAACGTATCGGGGCTTTGCGTAGTAGCCCTTAGTATAAACTTAAAATTAACCACGACACTTGATAGGGCTATTACGCAAAACCCTTGTTAGGCGTTGTTTTTATTCAGAAATATGAACGAATTAAAATTTAAAAAAGACACTAAAGTAGGTTTTCATTTTGATTATAAAGCAGGTGAAACAATGTACTTTGAAGAAGGTAGTTACCTTGAAAACTTTATGGAATGGACTTACAGGATTTATAAACCAAATGAAAAAGGAATGGCTTATTGTGGCAGTATTCGGTCATCTTGTTTACGGGCTGCTCAAGAAAATAACGCCTAACGTTTTGCAAGTAAGCGATGGTGCTTACGATAAATTAAATTATTAACCGAGAATGTTTCTGCACTATTGCTTACTTGCTGTTAGGTGCAGTGCTTCTCACAAATTGAAACAAAAATGAACAAAATATTGATGTGTGTATTACTGCAAATCGTTCTCTTTATTCCATTCTATTTGATTTGGAGGAACGATTGCAAAACAATAGGTAAAGACAATTTAGCAGTCAGTTTGCAAGAACGATTTTTGTACTGGCTAATATTTTGTCCAATTTGGATAGTAGGTGTTTTGGATTAGCATTGCACCTAACGTTTTGCAGATAAGCGAAGGCACAAATAGCGTTGGCATTGTGCGGTTGGATTTGGGCTTTTGCTTATGTGCTGTTATCGGCTGCCTTTTTTTCAAACGAATTATTAACAATTAAACAAATAAAAAAATGATTACAAAAGGGAAATTTAAAGATGGTACAATCGGTTGGAAAGTAGATAACCGAGAAACTAATGGAGTAAAAGGTTTTGAAATACATTGGTCAGACGATGGCGAATGTGTAACAGACCACGTTTACGAAAGGTCGGATGCTGATTTAATAGCCGCTGCTCCTGAATTACTTATTGCTTGTGAAAATGCTTTAAGAGATATACACAAGTTAAACGCTCAACTTATTGCAGAAGGTAAGCACGGATATATTCTTATGGAAAATGAACTTAATAATGCTATCAACAAGGCATATGGAGATGTCGTTCGATAAGGTTGCCGATAACTATTGGATATAAGAACTTATTTGCTAAATAAAACATTGAATGTCAAAAAGAAAATTAGATATTGATGATAAAATTATTGCTTATAAATTTATTAACTTTGAAGGATTGATATTTCACTCAAATAAATTTTGGATGAATGAAAAGCCATGTAGAGTAGTATATAATAATGGCAGTAAATCAGTATTAGTAGGTAATCAAAAATTAGGCATAATAAAACTCCGCAAAAACGCAATAAAAATACAAATAGAATCAATTAAATTACCATTTTAAAATGAAAACAAACGACAACCACTACTTAACTGCGCTCAACTCTAAACTCATAGTTGATATGCAGCAACAAGAATTAAAAGACCGAGTGATTAAAACACTTGCAAAGACCTACATTGATTGCGGAAAGGTAATCGAATCAAAGGAATTAATCAGCCTATCCAATGGAGTAATAAACGAAATTAAGCGATACTTTATAAACTTAAAGATTGATGAACTTGACTTATGCTTCCAAAATGGAGTGCGAAAAGTTTATGGCGAATACTTCGGTTTAAACATCGTAACCTTTCACCAATGGATTAAGTCCTTTATGGCTGAAGAAAAGCGATTAGATGCGATTAAAATACGTTCTACACCAAGAATAGAACCTATTAAGGAATACACCGCAGAAGATAAGCTAAGAATTAGAGATGAATTTATGAGTTATGCTAAATCTACTTATAAAAAAACTGGTCATTTTGGACTTTATGAACCAAGCATTGGCGACATATATAAGATTTTAGTAGATACGAATAAGGTAAGTAACATCGAGTTTAACGCAAATATTCAAGAGGCTTATGATTATGTTTTAGAAGACTTAGAAATGCAATCTAAAACGAATGATTTATTACTGCGAAGAAAATTAATAGCAAAGATTGAAACGCTCACAATGGACAGCAAAGAAGTAATTAACATGGCAAAACAAATAACGATTGAAGACTTATGGAACAAGTAAAACAAACAGCAGTAGAATGGTTATGGGAACAAATAGACAATACTATTCCATTCCAAAATATTCAAACATCACAAATATTTAATGGATTGCTTGAACAAGCCAAAGAAATGGAGAAGCAGGAGATAATAAAATCTTATGAAGAAGGACATTTTCATTTGGAACTTGATTCATATAATCCTGAACAATACTACAATGAAACATACGGAGGTAACAAATGACAATAGAAGAAATAATAAACCGCAACTATGCAGCCCAATTAAAGCGAGGTAAGGTCACAAAAAAAATAGATTTCTATGATTGGATAATTGACATTAGAGATGAAGTAAACGAACTATGGAACAGTTACCCTAAGCACAATTCAACCTTTGATGAAAAGGAATTAGCCGATATCATTCTCGTTTGCTTATCAATGTCTAATCACTATAAAATAGATATCGTAAAAGCACTTGAAGAAAAAACATTATTTAACGAAACAAGAAAGAATTAAATTATATGATTTATATTAACTATTTTTGTCGTATGGAAAGAGAAGATGAAATATTTGCATTATTAAATCCTGATGAATGAATTACTATTTAGTTCACTTTAGGCAGAATGTAGCACAATTAAAAAAGCATGGAGTATATTGGATGGATGAAACAAATCTATCTAAAGTGCCAGTTAATAGTGTGAACATAATTAATACTAAGGACCTACCTAAGTATGCTAATCAAGAGTATTTATTATTGGTTCGTAGCGGTGGCATTGGTGATATAGTGGCAATGAGTAGTATATGTGGTATTGCACCCAAAACAATATTCTTAACTCAAAAGAAGTATTTACCAATATTAGATTTGTTTAAGAATAAACCAATAGCTAAACACTTTGACAATCCGATATTTACCGCTAATTCTTACAATGAATTTATAAGTAAGCTAACTAAAATAGGTATTATGCAGGGTGAGGATGAAATCGAATTAGGTAGTAAAGATGATTGGTATGAGATATTTAGCAGGTCCATAGGTAAAGAATTAATTGAAGGCAGACCACAACTAATAAGACCATTCAATGAAGTAATAGATAGGTGTTTGATAGTTAGCGAATCTTCAACTATCAATAGAACTGGAGATGGCGAAGCACTTAAGCAAATAGCTGTTAAATACTTTAAAGATGTTGATATAGCGCACAAAATGAATTGGACCACCAAAGAATACATTAAAGCATTAAGCACATACAAGTTTGTGATTAGTGTAGATACATCGGCTATTCATATTCGTGAAGGATTTGGATTGAGTGCATTAGGTTTGTATGGTGCATTTACTGCACAATGTCGAACAAAGAACTACACACACACACATTCAGTTGATGTGACTATATGTTCATTAGGTCCATGTTTTGTTCATGGGGTTAATCCATGCAGACTAAACGTAAACAAGACATCAGCATATTGCCTCACTAACTATGAGCAGATAGAGAAAGAACTAATTAGCTACTTAAATATATGCCAATAGCACCCAAACCAAAAAGAAAAGTATGGCAACACATACCCGAAAAGAATAGTAATTGGTCAAGTTATGGGAAGAACACCTTTAACTATCACTCAAAGGAATGGCGAAGCCTAAGAGCAGAGATAATAAAAGAGCAGCCTATATGTGTAAGTTGTAAGGCAAAAGGATTAGTAACACTAACCAAAGTAATTGACCACATCATACCAGTACAAGAATATAAAGGCAGCCCACTCGATAAGACAAACCTGCAAGGGTTATGCAAAGAATGTGATGACATCAAGCGAGGTCAAGAAGTACAATCAAGAAAGAAATGAAAGCAAACAGAATAGACACCCAAGCAAAGAACATACTATCAGCCTATTGGTTAGCAAAGGCAGCAACCGAACACCTAAACTATGTATGGAGTGATAAACACCTAATCCATGATGCTATGATGAAAGAAGCAATAAGACAAACACTACCTAAGTTAAACTACTTCATTAAGAACGTAGAGAATACATTTATAGAAGCTAACATTAAAGACCAATACATGGATAGTCAAAGAGAGTTTATCTATGAGATGATAGATAACATCTGGGAGAATGATATAAAGGAGTTAATGCCTCAAGATTTAGGGGGTATGGGGTAAAAAGTTTAAATATGTCCCTACCTTGTAACCATCGTTTCAATTATTTCATATATATTAGGTTCGTATAGGTGGGTCAAAATCAATTATATAGCAAAAATGAGCAAAAAAACAGACAAAAACATAGAGATTCCAAGCATTTTAGAAAACAACCAATATGGTAAAATTGAATGGATTGAAAAGCATGATGAATTTATAAAGTCAGGCAAATTAAGTGATGCAGAAAAGTGGGTATTAATTACTTACTGTTCTAATTATGGGAACTGGGTATCAGCCGAAATAAGACTTCAGCAAGAAGGTTTAATAACCTATGCAGGCAATGGAACACCAATACCTAATCCTTTATTTGGATTGCAACAAGGCTATTTTAATTCAATGATGAAAGCAGCAATGCAGATAGGATTAACACCAAAGACTAAAATTAAAAGTGGTGCAAAAGCTAAAATAACAAAGTTAGCAGCATTGAAACAAGAAAGTAAGATAGGTTAAAACCATTCACATAAAATATTTATTCAAAATTGCTAAGGGAAAATAAAAACCAAACTACCATTAAAATAGAAAAAGCGCAAAATTGATACTACAAAACGAAATACAGAACTATTGTAAAGATGTCTTAAATGATACTATCATTTCATGCAAGTATGTCAAGTTAGCTGTCAAACGATTTAATAAAGATTTGAAGCGAAAAGACATTTATTTGGATTGGGAGAAAGCAAACTTTGCAATTAATTTTATTCAAAGTATTAATCATGTTGATGGAACACAATTTATTTTAGAAGCATGGCAAAAGTTTTGTTTAGTAAATGTATTTGGTTTTTATTATAACAATGGTGAAAGGCGATTTATTAAAGCATACGAAGAAGTGCCAAGAAAGAATGGTAAGACAGCAAAGTTAGCAGCCATCGGATTGTTAGGATTAGCGGATGATGAAAAGAAAGATGCACATATCTATGTAGCAGCGACCACAAAGGACCAAGCAAACATCTGTTATAATGCAGCTAAACAAATGGCTAGAAACTCATGGCTAACAGAAAGAGATGAAGGTATAGTAAGAATTACACAATATGAAATGTTTAATATTTCTGAAGGTTATGATACCAATAACATGAAGGCACTTGCAAGCGATTCTAATAACTTAGATGGATTAAAACCAAGTATAGCTATTATAGATGAATTTCACGCACATAAAACAGATGACATATACAATGTAATAATATCGGGTATGGGTGCAACTCAAGATCCATTATTATATGTAATTACAACCTCAGGATTTAATAAGAACTCTCCATGTTATCGGGAAAGAAAATATTGTATTGAGATTTTAGAAAACAAAATACAGAATGATAGATACTTTACTATTATATTTACGATTGATGAAGGCGATGACTGGAAAGACCCTAACACATGGGCAAAGGCTAATCCAAATTTAGGGGTATCTGTTAAAAAATCATTCTTACAATCTGAATTAATCGATGCACTTGCAAGTGGAACAAAAGAAATAAACTTTAAAACCAAGTATTTGAACTTGTGGACTGATACAGCAACCACATGGATAAGTGATGAAAACTATATGTTATGTGGTACTCACTTTGATGCTCAAGATTTAATAGGTCGAGATTGTTATGGTGGATTAGATTTAAGTAAATCACAAGATTTTAGTTCTTTATGTTTATTATTCCCACCGATTAATGATGAAAAGGATTATAAATGTTTATACTATTTTTGGCTACCTGAATTAACAGCAAAGGAAAGGCATAAGAGAAACTATTCAAACTTACTTGAATGGTCGGAAGTTGGAGCAATTAACCTTACTGATGGCAATGTTATAGACCATCAACTTATAAGAAATGCGATAAATTTACTAAATGAAAACTTTAGAATCAAGTTTATAAACTATGATAGGGCATTTGCAACAACATTAGTAACCGAATTAACTCAAGATGGAATAGAAATGACCCCATTTGGACAAGGATTTATGAGCATGGGCGCACCTACAAGCGAATTTGAGAGAATGATACTAAACAAAGAATTAAATCATGGTTTCAATCCAGTTATGCGGTGGATGATGGGCAACATATTAATATTAAGAGATGCAGCAGGCAACATGAAGATTGACAAGTCAAACAGCGATAATAAAGTGGATGGACCGATAGCTAATGTAATGGCAATAGCTGCTTATATGCAATCACAAGTCGAGAAACCAATTGAAAAGGAATATTTCTTTATAAAAGTAAGATAATATGAGCGTAATACCTGAAAACAAGCACGATTTAACACAAATTAAGGGCTATTTTAGTCGATTCTTCAACCTTTTACCATACTTTAAAAATGGAGAGGAAGCCTATAATCACTTAGAAAGCGAGTATTACAGCAAGTATAGACAGTATAAATACAAATCTTACAACTCCTTTAAGGCTTCAAAATCAAAGTTTTTTGGGCTATATTAAATAGTTAACTTGAGTTAATTAAATATACTGCAATTTTGTAGCGTATATGGCTAACTTTTTTACAAAGTATCTACCAAAAATTAATTTTAGAGCGAAAACTCCAACCAATTTAATGCCTGCAACTGGTATTAATGGGATGCCTCAATCTAATTTCTTTAGCGGATATGCAAAAAGTGGTGAAGTTGTTAATGAGAGGTCAGTAAATCAATTAGCTACTTATTATGCTTGTATTCGTAACATTTGCGAAGACATTAGCAAGCTACCTTATGTAGTTATCAAAACTGAATCTAATGGTAACAAAACAAGAATAACAAAAAACAATGCTTATCAGTTACTAAACAAAAAGCCTAATGGATATGCAATTCCTTTTGATATAAAATACTCTATTTTAAAAGATGCAATCGGTAGGGGTAATGGTTATGGTTATATAGTAAGAAATTCAAGCGGATTTGTAGAAGAAATTCACTATGTAGATTCAAATTTTGTTTATCCTCAATACGATACTGATACTAAAAATTTATGGTACACTATAAACTATGAGCCTTTAAAATTAGCAGGTATTTATTCAAGCGAAGAAATATTTCATATCAAAGGTGCAGGTAATACAATGGTGGGGCAATCTGTTTTAGGGTTTCAACTTCAATCATTAGGGAAAGCATTAGCAATTCAAGATTATTCAAGCAATTATTTTAAAGAAGGTGCAGCTATGAGTGGCTTGCTAACTTTCGAGGGTGTAAATGATGAAAAGAAACTGCAAACGTATATTAATATGTTTCTCAATTCATTCTCGAAAGGTGGTATTGGTGGTGGTCCAAGTGGGATGAAGTTTGAGCAAATGAATTATGACCCGCAAAAATCTCAATTTATAGAAACTGAAAATTTGATAAGAGGCGAAATTGCACGATGGTTTAGAATGCCATTAAGTAAATTATCGGATTTATCAGATACTAACAATAGTTCATTAGAACAAACAGATATTAAGTATTTAACAGACACTTTGATGCCTTGGATAGTAAGGTTTGAGCAAGAAGCAGATAAGAAACTATTTGCAATAAATGAGCGTGAAACATTGGATGGCTATTTTGATACTCAAGTATATTATAGAGGTGATAGTGCAGCAATGGAACGTAAGACAAGAACAATGTTTACAAGCGGTGGTATAACACCCAATGAAGTTAGAAAGATGTGGGGCGAGAATACAATAGACAATGAGGCAAGTAATATAAATTATGTACCAAGCAACATGATACCTGCTAATGAAGCTATTGAATTTTGGAAAGGTCAAGCAGAGAAAAATTTACAATTAACACAATCAGAGCCAATCGGAGGGCAGCAACAATAATGGAAAGAAGATTTAACATAAGAGAAAGCAACATAGTAAGTGAAGAAGGTAGAACTATAAAAGGTTATAGCGCTGTTTTCAATTCATTTTACGAAATGTGGGATGGTTATAAAGAAACTATTGCTGAAGGTGCATTTAGTGAATGTGATATGAGCGATGTGGTAGCTTTATTTAATCATGAATCTGAATACTTATTAGCACGTTCAAAAGATGGTGAGGGTACATTGAAATTATTAGTAGATGAAAAAGGATTATACTTCGAATTTGAAGCACCAAACACAACTATTGGTAATGATGTATTAGAAAATGTAAAACTTCAAAATATTAGAGGTTGTTCATTTGCTTTCACAGTTAATGAGCAAATGGTTGAAGATTTTGAGGATGGAACGTGCATAAGAACTATTACTAAAATTGGTAAATTATACGATGTAGGACCAGTGGTTAATCCTGCTTATGAAGAAACTGAAATAGAAGCGTGCAAGCGTAATATTGAACTAAGAAAAAAGCAAGTAAGACCAACGGATATTAATTCAAATTACTATCTAATTAATAAGCATAAATTTAACTTAATATAAAATAAACAACATGAAAACAAGTGTAGAATTGAGACAATTACAGTCTCTAAAAAGAGCAGAAGGTTCAGAGTTGGTAGACAAAGCAGAGACTGAAAAGCGTGAGTTATCAGTTGAAGAAACTACTATACTTAGAAACATTCAATCAGAAGTTGAGGCTTTTGAAAATCAAATTAAAGATGCTGAATTGCGTGAGAAATTTGCAAAGAAATCAGTACAAAGCAAGAAGTCAAATGATGGCATGAATGCAGAAGAAAGAGAAATGAGTAATTTCTCAATGACTAAATTCTTCAACTCAATCAATCGCAATGAGCCTATCACTGGTTTAGAGCGTGAGATTTTAGATGAAGGTGTTACAGAAGCACGCTCATTAGGTGCATCAAGTAATGGTCATTACATCAACTTGAAAGCATTAAACGCAATCCAAAAACGTGCAATGAGTGCAGGTTCATCAAGTGCAGGTGGAAACTTTATCCAAACTGATAAGATGGGTTTCTTTGATGTGTTAAGAGCAAACAGAGTATTAGACAAAGTAGGTGCAGAATGGGAAATGGGTATGGTTCCTAATGTAGATTACACTGGATTTTCAACCGGATGGACTTTTGCAGATGCAGCAGAAAACGCAACCGCAGCCGATGCAGATGCAGTAACTGTAAATCGTTCGGTTTCACCTAAGAGAATTGCAGGTAAAATCTTATTATCAAATCAGTTGATGATTCAAGACCCTACAATGGATGCAAAATTATTGCAATCATTACAAAATGCTTTATATCCTTATGTTGAGGGAAAAGTATTAACTGGTAATGGTTCATCAAATGCAATGACTGGTATCACATCAAATGCAACCGCAGCTACTTTAGCTTTAGGTGCTAATGGTGGCGCACCATCACTAACATACATTCAGAACATGAGAAAAACATTATTGAATGGAAACGTAGATGCAAGCAAAATATTTTGGTTAATTAATCCAAATACTGAAGCATTATTGATGGCAACTCCAGTAGATACTGGTTCAGGTGCAATGTTAATTCCTTATGGTTCATATTTTAATGGTGCAACTGGATTTATCAATAATATTCCTTATTTAGTGACTTCAAACCTACCAAATAACTTAACTAAAGGTACAACAAGTGCAACTTGTTCGGCAGTTATCGCAGGTGATTTTAGTAACTTGAAAGTATGCCAGTGGGGTGGATTGGATATCGTTATTGATCCATATACAAATGCGGCTGAAGGTCAAACAAGAATTATCTGTAATACTTATTGGGATACTACCATCAAGCGTGCAGGTACGATAGTAAAAACATTGGATTTGATTACTGGTTAATTTTAACAATGTCAAATAATGAGGGGTTCGACTCCCCTCATTATTTCTAAATTATAAAAAGCATGAAAAGAATAAAATTTATAGCCTCTCCAATGGGTTTTGGATTAGGCTACTCACAAGGAGAAGAAGGAGACTTTGAAACAAGTCAAGCAGATGAATTAATTCAATTAGGCATTGCAGAATTGATTGAAGAATTAAAGCCAAAAATAGAAAAGGCAACAAAAGAATCTAAAACAGAAAAAGCGGTTAAATAGTGCAATCATATTCAGTCATAACAGAACCATCAAGCGAGCCAATAACATTAGCGGAAGCAAAGCTAAATTTAAGGGTTACAAATAGCTTAGAAGATGCCTTAATCACATCTTTGATAACCGCTGCTCGTAAGTGGGTAGAAGGTTTCACATGGAGACCACTAATGACACAAACATTGCAGGCTAATTTTGACAAACAAGATGTGCAAATAGTGGATATTAGTTTAAATAAGTTTCCAATTCAATCAATTACAAGTATTAAATACATTGATGCAAATGGAACTGAACAGACTATTAATTCAAGCACTTATGAAGTTGATTTAATAAGTCCAGTTTGTAGAATTAAACTTAGTGAAGTGCCAACGATGAAAGATAGTTTAAATGCTTTAAAAATTAGGTTTGTAGCAGGCTATACAAGCGCAGCTAATGTACCTTCAAACTATAAGCAAGCAATGTATTTAATCATTACAAGTTTGTATGACAATAGGAATCAAGTAAGCACACAAAACGCAATTGAATTGCCATTTGGAGTTTATACACTTTTAGACATCGACCACAATAGATATAATAGAACAATAAGTATATGAGAAATTTAATAGGAACAAACGCAGTCGCAGTAACAGCAAGCAATACAGATTATATAACCGATTCAATTGCAGTTCAAGTAACTGAAGCAGAAAAGGTAATTACAAGTGTAACATTAGCCACAGATACATTCACATTAAATTCACATGGATATAATGATGGCGATATAGTAATTTTTACAAGTTTAGGAACAGTTACTGGAATCACTACAACTGATAATTATTTTATCATAACAAGTGCTACAAACACTTTCCAAGTATCATTAAGTTTAGGCGGTTCGGCAGTTGATTTAACTGGAGCAGCTACCACAGCACCATCAATTGATAGGATTTTTGCTCGTAGAACACAAAGAGTTGAAGGCTCATTGTACATAGGTGTAAGTGGTGATGTAAATGTTTTATTAAATGGGCATCTTGATACTAATACAGCAACCGCAGCAAGTAGAGGAGCACAATTGTTTAAGAATGTTCCAGTAGGACCATTCCCATATTCAGTAAAAAAAGTTTTTAGTACAAATACAACTGCAACAAATATTCTTTGTATATACTAAATGGATATTATAAGCGGTAAATTTGACAATCAAATAACTTTGTTTAGCCCAGTAGCAACTCAAAGTTCATCAAGTGGTGCAACCTCATATACTTATACAGAGGTGGGTACAATTTGGTGCTATGTTAATAATAGAGCGAATACAGAGCAGTTTGTTGAAGCTAAAAAGAATATTGATGATAGATTAACAATTGATGTCAGATTTAACGATGTAACAAGTGTAACAAATGAGTGGCACTTTCAATATGAAGGACTTCAATATTCGGTAGTAACATTGTTTGAAGCACCTGAATATGGTAGAAGAAATGCAATGAGAATAGTAGGAGAGATTTTAACATAATGAGTAAATTAACAAGAAATACAAGCAATCCAAATGGAATATCAATGAATTGTACCATTGATGGGATTGATGATATTGTTAATGGAATCAAACTATTGTCAAATGAGTCAAATTTTAAAGACATACAAAAAGTTAATCAGACAGTTGCCAATGATTTAATAATTGCTTTAAAATCGGCAGTTCCAGTTAATACTGGAGATTTGAAGAATAGCATAGATTCATTTAAAAGTAAGAAAAATGCAAATTTCTTATGGGTAGGACCTAATTACTCTACTAAAAAAAGTATGTTTAAAGGTGGCAATCATGCACACTTAGTTGAGTATGGAACAGTTGATAGGTATATTGGTGTTAAAAGCAAGTTTGTAGCTGCAAATTTATCAAAGGCAGGTGTAAAGCAAGGATTTAGAGGTAAGATGCCTGCACATCCATTTATAAGACCAACTTATGATAAAATGAAAACTTCATTACTTGATAAGTTAAAAAAAGGTTATGAAAGTGTAATTGTAGAGGCAGCAAAAAAAACTGGAGTATTTAGTGAAGGCAGGTAAAGCAATATATAACATTTTAACTAATACATCGGCAGTCACAGCCTATGTAAGTACTAGAATATCGCCATTAAAAGCGAGTAATTTAGCTGAATTTCCTTATGTAGTTTATGAGCAAGTTAGTTTAGTACCAACGATTGAGAAAGATGGACCAAGTAAACTTGATATTATAAGAATGCAGGTTAATATATTACATACTGATTACGACACACTAAGCAACATAGCAGATGCAATAAGATTAGCATTAGAACGTAAAACATCAGGAACTTATGGCGGTGTTAATGTTCAATCAATAGTCTTTGACAATGAAGGCGAAATGTACAATGACAATGTTGATTTAAATGGTGTATATGGATGGCAACAAGATTATATTTTACGAATAAAAAATTAAGAACATGACAAACGGAACGGATATACTTTTATTAATAGACAATGACCCAATAGCAGCCTTAACATCAAACGATTTTAGTTGCGAGGTTGACGTGAAGGACATTACAAGTAAAGACAGCGCAGGGTGGAGAGAATGCAAACCAATGAAGAAAAGTTTCAATGGTTCTGCAAATGGATTTATAAAAGGAGTTGGAATTAACTTGGTAAAATCAAGTGAAAATTTAGCAAATGCGACTAATTGGAACAAAGGAACAAACACAATAACAAGTAATAGTGCGGTTGATGCTTTTGGTAAGAAAACAGCGGATTTAATTACGTTTACAAGTGCAGAAATAACACAATCAATAGACTATGTTCAAATTGATGATTATGTTACATTCTCATTATATGCTAAAGGTAGTGGAACTATGTTTATTAAAGTTGAAAATTTAGATTACAATACAACGCAATCAATAACCTTAACTGGAACTTTAACTAGATATTCAGTGACATTGTTATCTAATGATAGTAACGATGTAACCGTTAAAATATACAAAGGAACTGCAACAAGTGCAACAGTATCAAATATAATGGTAAACATAGGAGCAACAGCGTTACCATATACAAGAAGCGGTTATACATTTGATGAACTTTATGATTTGCAAAATAATGGAACTAAAATTACTATGTTAATTTCAGACCAAATAGATGGCAATAAGCAATATTCAGGATTCGGATATATAAAAAGTTTAAAGCATACAGATCCAGTAGAAGATACATCAACTTTTACTTGCTCAATAGAAGGAACAGCAGATTTAAGTAAAACAACGATATAATAATATAAGAACATGGCAACAACAGGAATGGTAAATGGAACGGATATTACAATTAAGGTAGCAACCAAAGTAATAGCCCGATTAACTTCAAACGACTTCAATTTAGAACGTGAAGTAAAAGATGTAACAACAAAGCAAAGTGCAGGATGGAGAGAAATTTTAGTTTATAAAAAATCATTCAACTTTTCAGCGAATGGATTTTATGAAGAAAAGACTGGTAGCACTTATCAATTCTTTGTGGATTTGTATGATGCGTGGAATACTGGTTCGGCAGTAACTGTAAGAGTAGGTAGTTCAGTAAGTGGTGATGTGTACTATGAAGGTTCAGCATTCATCAAATCAATTAAACAAGGCGCACCAGTAGAAGATACAGCTACTTATACTGTATCATTTGAAGGTACTGGAGCAATAACTAAAGCAACTAACTAACTGGGTGGCATTGGCATTGGCTTTTAGCTTTTTAAGCTATTGCCTTTGCCATACCAACAAAACTAAAAAGCAATATGAAAGTAACAATTAAAGAAGTAAAGCATGATGTAGTTTTTAACTACACTGCTTTGAAAAAAATCCAACAATTAACGAATACTAAGATATTCGACATTGGCAACTTAGATGCGTTAGAAAATGCACCTATTTATTTAGCAAGTGGTATTTTTGGTGGGGCAATTATTAAGGATTCGAACCTTACAGAAATGCCAATCAGCGTGAAAGAATGTGAAGACTACTTCAATCAAAATTTATCAGCCTTTTATGAGGTATCAATGGAGATGAACAAGTCATTAACAAATGCTTTTGCGCCAAAAAACGACAAGGGGGCGAAGTAGCCCCCGACTTTGATTTAATATTAGACCATTATTCAACTGCACTTGGTCAAATCGGCATGAGTGCAGTTGATTTTTGGGTTATACAACCTTGTGAATTTTACGCAATCAATCACAAGTATTTAGAGCAGTTAAAATTCAAAGACCAAAACGAATGGGAACGAACAAGGTGGCAAACAACATGGCTTGTAAATTGTCATGTAACAAAACCTTTAAAAGCCCAAGATTTGATTAAATTTGAATGGGAAACCAAAGATGAATCAAGCGGATTGACAAAAGAAAAGATTGAAGAACTTAAACAAAAGTGGAACTTAGATAATGGCTGACAAAATACTTAGCATAGGATTAGGAGCAAACACATCAGGTCTTAAAAAGGACATGGATAATGCAGCCGCAATCGTAAAGAGTGCAGGTCAGCAAATGGGTGATGCAGTAATGCAATCATCAGATAAAATTTCTGCAAGTTCTAAGCGTTCAGGCGAAAACTTACAGCAAGCATATAGAGCAGCTGCAAGAGATGCAAGGGAAGCAGCATTGCAATTTGGTGAAACATCGGATAAATTTAGAGTAGCAGCCAAAACCGCAGGTGAGTTAAAAGATAGATTAGACTTAACCAATAGTACGATTAAAGCATTTTCGAGTGATGCGCCAGTATTAAGTGCAACGGTTGGAGTTATGCAATCATTGGCAGGGGCATTTAGTGCAGCGCAAGGGGCAGCAGCGTTATTTGGAACTGATAGCAAAGCATTGCAAGAAACAATGGTAAAATTGCAAGGTGCAATGGCATTAACTCAAGGTTTACAATCATTGAAGGAAGCAGGTGATTCTTTTATGGTTTTAAAGACAGTTATTACCTTAGAAGTTTTACCTGCAATAGCTTCAATCGGAGCGACCACAGCAATAGCAACAGCAGGGATTACATTAATTATAGGTGCTTTAGTTGCCTTATCCATTGAAACGATGGGGAATACTAAAAAAGCGCAAGAAGATTATATTAGACTCATCAATGAATCAGCAAGGGCACAAGCAAACTTAAATACAGCAATTCAAGATAGTGTTGCCAAACAAAGGGCATTAGCATTATTACAAGCAGAGGCAACTGGAGATAAAGGAACATTAGAAAGAGAAAAGGCAAAACAAGATTATGAGATTGCAGTAGAGGCTAATCGTAAAACGTATTTGGAAAGTCAAAAAAATTTATTTGACCAAATGCGTTATAGAGACACATTAAAATCATTAACTGAAATTTATAAAAACAAACAAAATGAAATTGAAAAAGGAATTTTAGATGATTTAAAGAAAAACAATAAACAAATACAAGATGAGCATAAAAAGCACGTAGAAGAAATTCAGAAAATGAATAGTGAGATGCGTGCACGAGGTGGAACGGATGAAGGCATTTATTTAATTCAAAGAAAAAAAGCAACTGGAGTATCATTTGGGGCTCAAAGCAATGATGAATTAAGGCAGGGAATAATAAAAAATTTAGAAGCAGCAAAATTAAATGTACCTCAAACAGTTACTTTTACATTTAAAGCAGAGGGATTAGATGACATTCAAAAAGCAGGTCAAAGAATGGTAGTTTTGAATGATGGAATGAAAAAGATGGGGGAAACTTTGAAGGGTATGATAGTACCTGCACTTCAAAATTTTGGAAATACACTTGGTAAGGCTTTGGGTGGGGATAATATTGATGGAGGCGCAGCATTAAAAGCAATGTTAGCAGATGTATGTAATTCAATGGCAATGACTATGTATGCAATGGCAGCGGGTTATTTTGCTATTCAAGATTATGCTCATGGAGCAGCGGCAACCGCAGCGGGTATAGGATTAAATATAGCAGCAGGGGTATTAGGTGCAGGTGCAAGCGGTGGCGGTGTAAGTGCAGGTGGTGGCGGTGGTGGTTCAGCAGTTAATGCAGGTACATTTGGAAATGGTGGTATGAATAGCAATTTTGGAGTATTACAAGTAGGTGGCGAAATTAGAGGCAATAATCTTTTAGTATCAGTAAATAGAAGCGGTTATGAAAGGGGCAGAGTAAGATAATGAGCAATCCAAAATATATAACTTATGTTCAATCTACTAAGTTTAATGAGAAATGGAAAGTAGAGATATGGGATACAGATTACATTACTGGTCCAAGTACTGAAATAGCAACATCAAGCCCACCAATATTAAACTATGAAAGTCAAAATGACAAGCGATATGCAAGTATTAAAGGCAGTAGTTTAAGTGTTCCTATTATAGTTGATAATTCAACTTTAGAAACTTGGTTATTTAATCAAGTTCAATTAGCAAAAGAAGAAAGATTTTATTGTCATTTGCACAAATGGAACACATCAACAAACCTATATGAAGTTTATTGGATTGGTGTATTATTGCATGATTTAAACCAACGTGAAGATGCTGCTTATCCTTATACATACGAACTTAAATTTACCGATGGTTTAGCACGTTTAAAAGACTTTAGATTTTTAGAATTAGCAGATAGTACAAATGCACTTAGTTATACTCCACAAACACTAAATTGGTATTTATGGCAATGTTTACAATACACTCCAATATATTTTAGAATAACTATTTTAGATACATTGTATTCAAATTCAGTAAATTTTTATGAATACAACATGGTTAGTAGTGGAACACATTGGTTTACTAATGTTGACCCATTAGATGAAACTACTGTATACCCAAAAGCATTTTGTAATACCTTGTCAAATGGGCAGTTAGAAGCCTTTAGTTTTTACGATATATTAGAGCAAATTTTAATGTTATTTGATGCTCGAATAATTTTAGCAAAAGGATATTTTCACATTATATCAAGAAATAACTATAATAATGCAAGTTGGAAAGAAAGAAAATATTTAGCCGATAGTACCTATTTAGGACAGACATTAGTAGCGTGGGATTCTAACATCAATCAAACAAGCGAATGGGCATCAAGTGGTCAAAATTGTTGGCAGTATTTTCCTGCGATAAAATCAGCTACAAGAAAGTTTAATACAAATAATGTAAATTTAATTTATGCTCAATCAAATTTATTTGACAATGGTTTAAATCCATATCATCAAGGTGATATTATTGGTAACAAACCAATGCAATTTACATCAACTATAAATTGTTCTACAAGTATTTTTAATTTCTTCATGAATCTTATGGGAAATTATTTTAAATGTAAAATACAAGTAAACATAGGTTCGTATTTTTTAAAAAGTAACCCTGCAACGGGAGCATTAACATGGACAACAAATTCATCAGATAGATATTTGATTAACATACCTATTGTTGGTATAAATTTTGAATTTAGTTTAAATATTGTAACACCAACATTACCTGCTGGATTGCATACAAATGCTGCAGTTATTGTGACAAATGTAGAATTTATCAATATATTAGTACCATTAACACTTAGCCAATCGGGAAAAACATGGAGTAATGGCGCTGCAACATTTGATTTTACAACAAAAGGCGATACTGCTAGACTATGTTATTATAACGGAACTAATGACCAAAACTATATCGGCTATAAAGTAGATAGCATAAGCGGATTAATAAATAGTGAAGATATTGAATTGCCTGAAAGTTACTTAGGAGACAATAACAAAGGTTTAAATGGTTCATTATATACTGGAAGTAAATTTGCACCTTTAATAAGCACATCTCAATGGAAAACTGATGGCGGTGGTACTGCTTATGATATAAACCAATTATTATTAATTGAGACAATAGCACCACAATACTACCCTAATCCACGTTATCAAGGTAATCTAATTACAAATGGAAATCCTTACGATAGATATTTGTACCAAAGTGATTATTATATCTTAAATGGTGGCGAATTGAATTTAGAATCAATGGAGTGGAGCGGTGAATGGTTTAAGATTTACAGAAACATTTCTACAATAGATACAAATGATAAAGTAGAGATTGAACAAGGCGGTGGAAATCAATCTGAATTTGCAAGTTTAAATCAAGGTATAAGAAATGAGCAAAAAAGAGAAAATTACTATGATGCTGAAAGAATAGTAGCAGGAATTACAGAAACATTAAGTGGAACTAAAACAGCGATAAAAGCAACTGTATTAAGAGATTTAAAGGATGGCGATAAGATTATACTAATACCAAGTTATGCAGGCGATATAGTAGAATGCGAATTAAGCGCAGATATAGCAGTAAGTGATACTGAAATCCCAATTATTTCACAAACTTTTACAGAAGATATTCCTGCAGGTAGTCTTATATTTGTTCCATTCAATAAACCAGTATTAGATACAATGAGAGTAAATGGATTGGCAATGTTTGATGGTAATATAAGTTTTGATGGATTACCAACATCAGACCCACATATTAATGGCAGAGTATATCGTGATGGTTCACATAATTTAAAAATAAGTAACGGATAAAATGAGTATAGGAATTAAAATAGCAGTTGATGCAACAAGATATGGCGGATTTAGCCCACAAGCATTAGCATGGAGAACAAGTATAGTAGTTGCTAATGGTGGCAGCATAACAGATGCGGAACTTGCAGCAATAGATAATAGTTTCTTTAAGCCTGCGGTTGCTAATGGTTCTATCTTAAATAATTTAGATAGGTTAAACATCTATGCAGGTTTAAGTAATAGTATAGCACAAAGAACTTGTATAATAAGAGGTACATTAATAACGCCTGTTAGCAGTCCAACATTTGACATCAATGGTGTTAAATCAAGTGGAACAAGTTACTTGAACTTAAATTACAATCCATCGGTAAATGCTGTTAAATTAACTTTAAATTCTGTAAGTCATGGTTACTTTGTGAAAAATCCACCATTCACCGCAACGGTTAGAGCAATGGGCGCACAACAAGGAATTACATCACCAAATACAAGACTATCAATAACACGAGATTCAAACATATCATCAGCCTACAATAATGATAACAATGGTGCGGGTAATACATCCGTAGTAACAAGTGGGTGGGTGTGTTGTGAAGGTCAAAGGATTGATTCTTCAACTGGTAATTTTAGTATAATAAATGGAACTTACAATGCTGTTACAAGAACTTCAGTAGGTTTGCCAAATAGCCCAACAACGGAACTAACAGAGTTTAATGAAGTAGTACCAAGAGGCAATTATGATACTATGTATCATGGGGCTTCATGGCATGGTTCGGGTGGAATTGATAATGCGTTATTACAAACACTTTTACGCAACACATTTACAGCATTAGGAGTATAATATGAAAGTAATAGTAGCAACATTAAAACAAAAAAAAGAACTTGAAGGAACTTATTTGAACGGTTCTATTTTAGAGTTTATATTAGATGCAAATGGTAAGTATGTATGCAATATTGCAGTAATTGAAGACTTGGATTTTATTGATATTAAAGACAAACTTATTGCATTACCACAAATAGATTTTAAGCCAATTTTAGAAGAAGATGCCTCATAGATTCTTAGATATA